GATGGCAACACCCGTCCCGTCCTTGCCTCTACCCGCAGGATCTATTGCTGCTACCGTTTGATTCCAATCCCTGATCTGTGTATCAACATGGAGGGGTTTGTAGAACCTGTCATTGGGGAGGGGGGATTTGCTTTCCTGTGACCATGCTAATAGAATATACATTCTAGAAATATGGATTTGTATACATATGAAAGAAGGAGATATTCATAATGCATCGTAGTGATTCTTTAAGGGTCTTCATAAAACTTACAAAGGAGAGACAAAATGAAGAAAACAAAAGCATTGGGAAAGTATTATCGTAAGAATCGCAAGCACATGTTGTCGTATCAGAATGATTACAATGAGCAGAATCGTGGGTATGTCTATATGATGAATGCGGGAAGAATGGCAAAGAAGAAATACGGAACTGAATGTGCCACAGATGAAGCAGAACTCAAGGCAATGGGAGAGATGTATCAGAAGGCAATAGACAAGACAAGGGAAACAGGAACGCAGTATGTTGTGGATCACATTCATCCACTATGCCGTGGTGGAAAGCATGAACTCAAGAACCTACAGGTTCTTACAGCATCCGAGAATGCTAGGAAATACCACACCTCTGATAAACATTTGCCACATCCTGACGACAAGAACATTACCATCAACATTGAGAATGCCACCATTGTAATGTCGGCAAATGATTATTTGAAAATAGTGGAGGAAGACAAATGACTACAGGACAAATCATTTGGGAAGCATTCAAAGCATCCATGTTCATGGTAGGTATATTCCACTTCACTAAATCACTATCTGAATTTACCTGTGATTGGTTCATACGGATGTGCCACGCAGTAGCAAAACAAACGGAAGGACACAATGAAGAAACCAAAGACAGAATATCCAAAGGAATGCGAGGAGAAGAATGAGAAGTTACTTAAACTTTTAAAACAGAATCGTTACCCAGACCTGACTGCGTTTACCAGCGAAGACATTTGGAAGGAGGAAGAGGATGTTGTGGAACCAACTAAACGAAACTGAACGGGAAGATCTTGCCAAACTCAATGACAAGTTTGAGATGGATGCCATTCGTGATGGTGTAAACCGATACCACAAGACTGTTGCTGCCATTGATCCTGCTTCGAAAAGACCAGAGAAACAGGTGATTGCTGCCTTTCTAGAAGAGACAGCAAAGGAAATAGCAAAGCAGCAGAAGATCATTGCTTCTGGAAAACCTACAACTGGTTCACCTTCTGCTTGGTATGCTCCGTTTATCTCAATCAAACCAGAACGATTGGCACTGCTGACTTTGAGTTATTTGCTTCAATCACCGAAGCAAGTAAGCAGCATTGTCTGTCGTGAGGTAGGGGATGCTGTTCGCACAGAGGTCATGCTTGATGAGATCCGTGAGATCAACAAGCAGAAGACAGCACAGCAGCGTGGATTCACCCGCATTGAGACAAAGAAACTCATCAAGAACCAACCAAAGATTCAAAAGATATACAAGAATCTGAATGCTGGTGGCAATCTGAAATGGAAACTACAGCACAAGATTGCGCTTGGAGCGAAACTTATTGAGTGTGCCATCAATGCCACGGGTGGTTGGGCAATCCAAGTTGAGTTCATAAAGAAGAATATCTCCAAGGGATTCTGTGTTATGAATGATGAACTTGTGAAATGGATTCATGAATATCACATGGATCTTGAATCGGTTCGTCCACTAAAGTTGCCAATGTGTGTTCCTCCAGTTCTTTGGGGGTTCAGGGATAAAGAAGGTATGCTTACTCTTGATCCAACCCCAGAAATTATTGGTGGGTTTCGCATTCTCAAGGAGGAATGGGTCACTGGAGCAAAGGGAAATCATTCTGCTGACTATTGTGTAAGCAGCATGAATCAGGTATTTGAAGCAGTAAACCACATTCAAGACACGCAATGGAAGATAGACAAGGATATACTTGATCTTGTTAATCATTTGTTGAAACTGAACAATCCAGACTACTCAAACATCATTCCTGTCCAACCAAAGAAACCTGTGCTGCCACCAGTTCCTACTGACAAAGTGGCAAAGAGATTGTGGCATCAGGATAGGATACAGAAGAGAAGCAAGTGGTATGCCGAGACTAGTCAGCGAATCTCCGCAATCAAATCCATAGATGTGGCACGACAGTTTGCCGATCTTCCAATCTGGTTCCCGCACAATATAGATTTTCGTGGTAGATTCTATCCTTCTGCTTCGCATATTTCCCCACAAGGAAACGATCTATCCCGTGCTCTATTGAGATACGAGGAGGAGAAACCACTTGGTAAGAATGGATTAGATATGCTTATCGTCTATGCCGCAGCACTTGCTGGTCAAGACAAGATAACTTATCCACAAAGACTGGAGTGGTTTGAGAAGACATGGATGCCAATCATCAAGGGAAAGAAGAAGTTTGATCCCTTTGATCACAAGGTATGGGTTGACTACGACTCGCCATTACAGTTCATTCAGATACTGTGGGAGATTCAAGCAGCAGTCAACTCGCCTGACCCAACCAAGTTTCTGTCATCCGTCAGTGTCAATATTGATGGATCGCAGAATGGAATACAACACCTGTCTGCTCTCATGCGTGACGAGATCGGTGGTCGTTCAGTCAATCTTGTTGATTCGGAACTACCACAGGATCTGTATCTTGATGTAAGCAATAAGGTATTGGATACCATTGTGGAGGATAATTACAATGATCCTAATGGAAAAGATCCGTTGGGAAACCCTGCTCCCCATGTCCTGTGGCAACCTATCTTCATGGATAAGAAACGCAGACGAGGAATCGTAAAGCGTCCTGTGCTTGCTTATCCATACGGAGTCACCATCAGGGGTATGCATGACTCGCTCATCGCAGACGGTCATACGGATGGTCTACAGGGATCACAGTATCATAACGCAAACTATCTTGCAAATGTAATAAATGAAAGCGTGAAGGGAACTGTTATTCAAGCGGCAGTCCTCATGGAATATCTCCGAGACATTACCAAACTCCTTGGTGACAACGGGTTTGCTATCTCTTGGACAACTCCATTTGGTCTGCCAATTGTACAGAGATATGTGTGGGAGGAAGCAAGAATCATTAAAACTTGTCTTCACTCCTGTACATTCTATGTTCCCAATGGCATCAAAGGAATCAACATTCCAGCACAGGTTCGTGGCATTGTTGCCAATTTTATTCACAGTCTTGACTCATCCCATGCAGGATACTGCTGCTTGGACATGAAGGATGAGGGAATGAATAGCGTTCAATTCATCCACGATAGTATTGGAACCCATGCTTGTAACATTGAGAGACTTCATCAGATCATTCGTAAGACCTTCATCAACATGCATGACATCACTATTCTTGAGGATTTAGTCAGTCATCTAGAGAAGTCAACAGGAATCAAACTACCACCACCGCCACAGAAAGGCAAATTAAACCTAGAGAATATCCGCAAGAGTCGCTGGTTCTTTAGTTGAAAGGAATAATAATGGACACAAATAGAATCAAATCAATCACAAAAGATCTTCGGTTTTCTCTGGAAGATCTTATCATTAAGTTAAATACAAAGACACCGCAGGAACTTCACGACGAGATCGTTCCTCTACTGGAGGATCTTGAAATGCTTCAGTATGCGGTGGAGACACCACAAGTTTCAACAGAACCAAAAGGATGTAATGGTTCAAATGATGTTCTCTCAAAGAATCCACAGTTTACAAACAAGATGGTTGAGGTAAAGGGAACAGGAGGAGATCCGTTTGATCTAATCAATGCTGCAACCGCAGGAATAAACGGTGGATCGGAACCTCCTAATGTTATTCCTGCTTCAGCATTACTACCATCGGGAGCAATTAGGGAACAATTTGAAGTAGTTGTTCGTCTTATTGAACGAATCAATATTGAGATGGATCATCTTCCACTTTCAGTTCCACAGGAAAGACTTAAGAATGTAGTAATCATTAAGCAACTAGCGGGGGATCTTCGTGCCATTACTCTTTGGTTGCTTCATCTGGATCTTCCTATGATTGATGGAGCGCACCTTGAATCCATCGGTGAACTTCCACCTGATGACAATGATGATAAGGAGGCAATATGAAAGTTCAGATGAGTTATTCAGATAAGGTTCGGACAAGTCCCATTGGTATTTGCTGGAGTCCATCCCTTACAAAACCAACCAAGAAGTTTGAGAATATGGTTTACTCTGTGACTTTAGGGTTGGAACGAGATGATCCTTCCACCTTTGATCATATACGAGATGAGATAAAGAAGTTTGCCCAAGACTATTCTTCACAGTTAGGTGGTCTGAAAGTTGATAACAAAGTAATCTATATCTCACCAAAGGGAAATGCTTCAATAAACTTTTCTATAAAGGATAAGGGACAGGGATCTCCAAGATGTTACAACGAAGACGGTGCAGAAACAGAACCACCGATTGACGGTGATACCATACAGGTTAAATATTCCTTGGCAGGATGGTGTGCCGATGGGAAAGCAGGAGTGAAAGTCTATTTGGATTCCGTAATTGTGGTTGATAGAACTGGTAAACCCAAGATAGAAAGACACGATAAGGAAGATGATACCCATGATGATGACATGTTCTAGCACTTGAAGCACTAGAAGCATGTGAACCATGCAAAGGGGGTGATCCAAATCTATGGCAAAGAAGAAATCCAAGAAGGATATGCCGTGTAATAAACCTACTAAATCTTGGAGAAGTGGAAAGAAGATGGTTGTTAAAGCATGTGAAGGTGGAAAAGAAAAGATCGTTCACTTTGGAGCAGAAGGATATGGTCACAACTATTCTGCTGCTGCTAGGAAATCTTTCAAAGCACGACACAAATGCGGTGAAAAGAAATCCAAACTAGGAGCACAGTATTGGGCATGTAAAGTTCTTTGGGCAGGAAGCGGAGGATCTACCAAAGCATCACCCAAAGGTAGGAAGGGGAAATATTAATGAAACCATTTGATTGGAAATGCGGTTGCACCCAAGGTAGAAACATACCGCAGAAAGGAGTTCCCATGAAGAAAGCATCATACAAAGCATCTGCTTCTAAAGTTAAGAAAGCAGTAAAGAAAGTCAGCAAGAAAGGTAAGTGATATGCCATTCAAATCAGAGAAAGTAAAGAAGAAGAAAACCAAAAGAAAGAAGGGAAAGTAATATGCTAGAGTTTACAAAAGTTCCAACTCAATTTCCGTCAAAGACCGCTTACAATCCAAAGACAGTTCTTATTCACATGGATACCATGAAGGATATCTGTCAGGAACTACAGGATGCTGTAAAGATTCTTGAGGAAAAGGTTGCCACTCTTGAAGGCAAGGCAACTGCTAAAGCAAAGAAGGAATAACTTTACCAAGGGGGTAGCATGAGAGTAATAGGTGTAGCAGGGTATTCAGGATCAGGTAAAACCTATATCTCTCAATGCTTGAAGACATGGTGCGAGAAGCATGATTACATTGTGCATCTTATTTCTTTTGATTCAGTCAAGGAAAAGAATCTATCAAGAAAGAAAAAGCACCAGACAGTCCAAGACGAACTTCAAGACACGCTAACTGCCTTGTTCGTGAAGGAGAAAGAACACTATTCCACCCTATGCAAATGGGAATTGGAATGTGAATTCAAGGAAACCATCGTCATAATAGACGGGGTTTCTTTTCTAGATGACATCAAGTTTATTCATCTATTCAATGGAGATGTAATATTTGTTGATGCGTCACAGCGTTTGGATATACCAACACTACAAACAGCAAGAGAACATCTCGCCAATGCTGTTACATTTGGAAAGTATCCATTAGGAATGTTCAGTAAGATAATCAATAACAACTTAAGCAAGACAGCATTAGACCGTTCACTGTCAAGAGTCTTGCCAAATCTAGTAGGATAAGGAGCACACCAATGGCAATGTTTGATCAGATTGAACAGGGTGAAATCCGAAGACTAGCACGAAAAGAAATAGATGTAAATATTGGATCAACAGAAAGTATATTGACCGAGGCAGGACAACGCTATTGGGATCAGTGGCAACTTGAAGATTCCCTATACATGAATGGTTCCTCTCTTGGAACTGCCCCACATGATTGGAAGTCTGCCACTGGTGCTTCATTCAATAACAGCACAATTGCTTTTGGAACAGTCACGACACTATCAACTACAACGACTGCCAACTCCCGTGCTGATATTCGTAATGCAGATCAAGATGTAACAGTAGCACCTCCTGAATGGTTTCTATATGGTTGGGAAACCAATGGTCTTGATTTTCAATGGCGTGGACGAGTAACTGGTAGACATAGCAATGTAGGTAAAACCGCTGGTCAAGCACTTATTACTGTCGGAATCTATAGAACACACACTACTAATAATCAAGTTCTACATGGGTTTGTTGATGTTGGTGGGCAATGGTGGATTGTGGTAGTTTCTGAAAATATTGAATACTATTCATTCAATACAGGAATATCAACCACAGATACTCATACATTGAGGATTGAGACTAACACACAATTTAGAAACATGAATTTCTATATTGATGGAACTCTAATTCAAAGTCTTACTAACGGTCTTGGTGGTGTAGTGTTTGCATCAGAAAATCCTGCGCTAACTGGAATGTATTATGGTTGTCAGATTCGGCAACGAGGTACTGGCAATCCCATATTACAGATGGAAGTAGAAGAGATGTTAGGTAAGAGATCTATACTTGAAATAGCAAATGAAGTCTTGTATGACATAAGTGTTAACAGTCTTTCTCTGCGAACCAATCCAAATGTAATCAGTTTAACTCCATTGGGTGCAGGACAATTTGTATACGATATTGATTACAACGGTCCCGCCACCGCTCTTGAAGACAATCAATTAGTAGCAATTGGACAAGCAATCTATAAAAGAATAAGAAACAATGGACCTCAAATCAATAAAGGGCAAGTAGTTTATGTTACTGGTTCTCATGGATCTACCAACATCACGGTTGCTTTAGCGGATGCTTCTTCTGAATCTACCGCTGCCACTACAATTGGTGTAGCATCTATGGATATCCCACCCAATAACGAAGGGTGGATAATCACTCAAGGATATCTTAAAGGATTTGCTACAAACACAACCACAGGAACTGGTGGTGAAGGTTCTATTCTTTGGTTGTCTGAAACCACAGGAGCATTTACATATGACCGTCCTGCTTCTCCTGCTCACTCTGTTGTCGTTGGGTGGATGGTCAAGTCTGCTGGTCCTGGCGCTGGATCTATCTTTGTAAAGATTACCAATGGTCAGGAACTAGACGAACTTCACGATGTAAATATTACAAGTTTAGCAAACAAGCATGTATTACAATACAACTCCACTGCTACAGTATGGCAGAATAAATCTCTACAGTCAGCAGGAATCATGGAAGATCCATGTGATCCAACCACACCTGTATGCTTTTGGGATGATTTTATGAATGCTAACAATGAAACAGGAGAAGTTGGTATTGTTGGTTGGACCTTTGTAAATGTCACTTTACCGCAAGTAGCAGGAGAACTGACACACCCAGGAATTATTCGTATACGATGTTCTGGAACTGCTAATCAGGTTGGATATCTTACGACAGCATTGACAAATTTAGGTGGTACAAATCAATTCAATATAGATAATTTGTCAGAATTCACTATCATCTTCAGAGAAAATCAAATAGATCAGGATTGCTGGAGAACATACGGCGTGAATGGTGTTGCGACTTCTGCAACTGGACAACCAAGCGGTGTCTATATTAGAAAGAATAATGCTGGAGTAGGTGGTGCTGGTACTTGGCAACTTGTAACAAGAACTGCTGCTGGAGTAGAGACAGCAACTACATGGATTGGACAGGATGTAAACTGGCATAAGATGAAGGTAACATATAGTTCAACATCAGTATCATTTTATATGGATGGTGCGACTACTCCAACTGCAACACATACAACCAATATACCTACAAATCTTGTTGTTGCTCCGTATATGATACTTACACCAACTTCTACTACTATAGTAAGAACAACAGATTGGGATTTCATTTCAATCAAATTAGGTGCATTGTCTAGATGAATGGTAAAGACATCATTGTTACGGTTGACTTCTTTGATATGGGGGATCTTGCGTCAAAGATCAATCGCCTTGCATTTGGACACGGTGCTTGCCATGTGGGTCTATGCGTTGGAGAAGAGTATCTGTATCCACAGGCAAAAGGAAGAATGAAGGTAAGACCAAGCACGGTCATCTACCATAACTGGACTCCAATACAATCCATAACTCTACTAGGTAATGAAACTAATCCTAGATGGATAGACTCTTATGAAGGTAGAACTATAGATTCAACTCTTTGGAGACTTATTACCGAACCAATTTATGTTCTCAAGGACACGGGACTATGTGTAAATGTTCCGAAGAGAATCATTTGTGTTGATATTATTGCTGATGCTTTAAGGGATCTAGGTGTCCCCGTATCTGCTAGAACGCCAAACGGATTCTACAGAGAACTACTTAATCATACACACAGAATAGGATGAGATATGAAGAAAGAAGAATTTCCACATGTCAGTAAAGAATTGATTGCTGCTCTTAAAGAATTCTATCGTATGCCACAATATACACTTGATAAAGATATTCGTAAACTAGACTTTATTAGTGGTCAGTTGTCTGTCATAGAATTTCTGGAGTCAGTAAACCAAAAGCAAACACATAGGGTAGGAGACTAATATGGGTTCAAGAGGCATACCATCAGGTCCATCTCAAGAGGAGATAGAGAAGGCAGAGCAGGAACAAGAGCGTCGTATGCGCTTTGAAGACGAGAAGCGACGCTACCTTACAGATGTTGGTGCTTATGAAATTATGACCCAGACTTCTATTGACCGTGCCAATCAATCTCTTGAATACAGGGGTGATCAACCTGTAATGCCACCTATTGAGTCCCTTATGATTCCAAAGAAGTTTGAACCAACCATAGACTTTGATAGATCATTGATCAGAGAATACGAATGGATGGAAGCAGAGAATCTAGGATTCAAAGGGTTTAAAGCAGAGAATTTTGAAGCAGAAAGAATTTATAATCAAAGATATTATGAAGCACTACAAACTATGGATAGTTGGTATGTGGATCCAGACAGTCGCAATGGTCGTGGAATGTTCTATGGTCTGATGGCAAGATATAGGGATCAGGATGCATCTCAAGATCAGATAAACACGGGAACATTTAAGAAACCACAAGGATCTCTCAATAGAGCAGTTACTGATTATCTCAATAGAACATACTATAGTGGGAGAAATCAATGAACTATATCAGTCATATTGAAAAGGAATTCCAGAAACTAGATTCCCGTAGATACAATAAACTTAATCGTGCTAGAGATTGTGCAAGGTTGACTGTTCCTACTCTGTTTCCCCGAGAGGGATTTACAGAGTCTATGGAACTCCCTGATGTGTACAATTCCATGCCAGCAAGGGGAGTGATGTCCCTTGCTTCACGAATAGTATCTGCCATGTATCCTCTTAATCAAATGCCATTCTTTACATTTGAACCAGACAATGCTTTTGTTCCACAGGGTGTTGATATCTCTGAAACAATGGCACAACTGTCTCGTCTAGACAAGAAGATAATGAATAAACTTTCGCATAGCAATCTGCGACAGGAACTATTTGTGCTTATGCAGCATCTCATTGTTCTTGGTGATGCTTTGTTTGAGATTCAAGATGATTACAATTTCAGAGTCCATCGTGTAGATCATTATGTTGTACAGAGATTTCCAGATGGTAAGATAAAGAAGATTATTCTCCGTGAGTGGGTAGATCCTGAAGCACTACCAGAGAAATGGGAATACATCATGGAGGATGATGATGCACAGGAAGCATATGCGGAAGAAAACAAAAGTGGACTTGTCTATAACGAATCACCATCAGCAGACTACGACTCATTCTCTGTCACATACAATCAGCAATACGCACCTTCAAAGTCCCACAAACCTTTCTACACTATGGTTGAGTGGGACAATGACAAAGGTGTTTGGGTTTGCACTAAAGAATATTGCGGGTACATCGTTGATCGTGGTGAATTCACCATTTGTCCATACATCCCACAATCATGGTCACGCATTGCTGGTGAAGACTATGGAAGATCTCTGGTAGAAGAACACATTGGAGATATTAGAACCCTTGAAGCAATTACCAAGAGTCTAGTTGAAGCATCAATTGCCAATTCAGAACATCGTATTGGTATTGATCCTAGTGGTATTACGGAGATAGGAGATCTATTAGATACTGCAAATGGAGACTTCGTTGCAGCAAGACAGCAAGATATATTTTCAATTCAATTGCTACGACAGATTGACCTCAATCCTATGGGTCTTATGCGTAATGATATATCTCAACAACTTGGTAGAGTATTCCTACTCAACTCCTCCATTCAACGACAAGCAGAAAGAGTTACTGCCACAGAGATTCGCATGATGGCAGAAGAACTTGATCAATCATTAGGTGGAGTATTCAGTGGCATTGCATCCTCAATACAGATTCCTATTGTCAAGAGAACAGTTATTCTCATGGCAAAAGATAAACTTCTTCCACCAGAAATAGTAAGACTTATTGACCGTGATGGATTGCTTTCATTGAAAGTACGCACAGGTCTTGAAGCATTAAACAGAGAAATAGAAGCATCTCTATTAGCACAATGGTTGCAACTTGCTGGATCAAATCCAACATTCCAGAACTATATTGATCCCTATGGATTGCTTGTAAGACTTACCACAAGCATGGGATTGGATACAGCAGGAATCGTAAAGTCACCAGAACAACTACAAGCAGAACAACAGCAAGCAGCACAGCAATCCATTCAGAACATGGTTGCACAGCAAATGATAGGATCAGTAGGAAATATAGCAGAATCCGCAGGAGCAGCGGCAGCAGAAAGTGCCGCTATAACTCCACAATAAGAAAGGAAAAAGAATGTTAGAAGAGAACGCAGAAGAGAATTTCAATAAAACTATTTCACAGGAAGAACTTGAACTACGGTCAGTTGAGAAATATGCAAATGCAAATCCAGAAGCATTGCCACCACAATTCAAGGGTGATCCAAAGAAGTTTGTTGAAAGTTACAAGGAATTGAGAAAGACTCTTACCAAGACACAGCAGGAACTTGCCACTATCAAGAAACCAAAGGAGCAAACACCCGATGCTGAATCAATGGAATCACTCCCGTCCGAAGAAACTACACCACCCACAGACCAACTCGCAATTCCTCAAGTTCCACAAACCAAGGAACAACCTACCCAAGAGGATTGGGAAGCATGGGGAAATGAATTACGACGAACAGGAAACATTGGACAAGAATCAAGAGAAAAGATAAAGAAGAGATTTGGTATTCCTGATAATGTTATAGACATGTATGTTGATGGTCAACGACAGAAATCTCTTGCTGCTGTAAATGAAGCGGCAAAGTTGGTTGGTGGTAATGACCGTCTAAAGGAAATCATTGAATGGTCTACACAGAATCTTTCAGATCAGGAGAGGGTAATCATTAATGATCAACTGTCATCTGCAAACTGGTCAACAACTCTGCTTGGACTACAGGCAAGAATGGATAAGTCAAGACCAAATCCAACTGCCAAGGAACCAAAGCGTATGAATCCCAATGCTGCGAAGATTGGTAATGTAGCACCACAGCAAACTGAAGGATTTGCCAATAAGAAAGACATGACTGTTCATATTCGTGATCCTCGTTACGGTGTAGATCCAAAGTATACCCAATGGGTTCAGGATCGTATCCGTGCATCAGGAGCACTTAAATGGGGTCAGTAAAGAGATTTGGTGTAATTACTATTTGTCTCGCAATCGCAACCGTGACATTTGTTGTCATGGATATCAAGAATTTATTCACAAAGGAAAACAAGAATGAACAATAAGAACACAACTATTGCAGGAATTGGTGCTATCTGTGTTGCCGTTGGTGCTGTATTGACTGCCATCTTCGATGGTGATGCAGCAACCAATGCTGACTTTGCTTCGGCAATCTCTGCTGTTATTGCTGGTATTGGTCTTATCTTTGCCAAGGATGCTGCAAATAAGACTCCAACTCCCCCTGCTGCTTGAGGACTAATGCTTGAAAAGATTGTCGCACAAATCGCTCTCACACTATTCAACTGGTTGGAGAAACGAATATCAGCAAATCCGACAGCAGTTGATGCGGATGTGGATCGTGAGCGTCTTCAGCGTGCTGGTGATCGTATCAGTAAGTGGATGCGGGAGCAGAACGATATTCATTCCCGAAGACTCCCCGATGAGGGTGGGTCCGAACGCAAACTTTAAAGTGTATACTCTTCAGAATAAGGAATGGACTCTATCAAACAACAGTGTACATATCCCTGAAGGATGGTACATCGTTCCTCCGTCTTATGTCAAAGAGTAATATCACAACATAATAAGCACTTGAATATATCAACCCCGTTAATTCGGGGAGTTTCGCTACGGACTTTGATAGTACCCCCGTCCTATCAGAGTCTATTTCTTTCTCTTCTTCGGTTTCTCTTATAGGAAACTGTAAGGGAAACTTTCAGTAACGGTCTGTGACCTTACTAGACCCCTTTGTGGATAATCTAGAAGACAATCCGAGACAGTTCATCGTATCGTTTTCTCATTAACAAACAAACCTACAAAGGAAAATAAACCATGTCAGTATCAAATTCACTGCGATTCTTGACCAATGAAGCATTGGCATCAGCATCGCAATCACCAACAAACATGCTTCTCCCCGTCTTCGGTGGGGAAGTAATCGCTGCTTTTGAAGAAGCAAACACTTTTATTCCACTCGTTAATTACAAGACAATGACTAGCGGCAAGGACATGAAGTTCCCTGCTGTCTGGAAGATTGGTTCAGAGTACCACGAAGCGGGTACTGAACTCCTCGGTATGGATGTCGATACCAAGGAATACACCATTTCTCTTGATGACCGTCCTCTCGTTTCTCACTTTGAAGTAGATGACATTGATGTTTCAATGGCACACTTTGAGATTCGTAGTGAACTCGCCAAGGAATGTGGTCGTGAAATGGCAAGACAAATGGATCGTAAGATTGCTTGCTTGCTCCTCAATGCTGCTGCCACTGCCGCAGATTCAGGAACCAACAACTTCCCAATCGGTGGTGACTCCTATTCAACTTGGGATAACAACTCTGATTTCACAGCAAATTTCAACTCCGAACAGGATGCTGCTGCACTCATTGAAGCAATCTCTGGCATTGCTCAAGCAATGGATGAGAAGGATGTTCCAACTGCCGACCGTGCTTGCGTTGTAAAGGTTTCTCTCTACCACGCTCTTCGTCGTCTTGGTCTTCCATACTACAATGCTGGTGGTACTGCTGTAGTCTACCCAGGTCAGGGTGGCGTATTCGGCAACCCAGCATACGGTGGAACTGGTCCTGGAATTGCTGGTCAGCAAGGTTACGGAATGCCACTTGATGTCATGGGAGTCCCTGTGTACTCAAGCAACCATCTTCCTGCTGCTACCATCAGCACTGGTCCTACCAAGTACCATGTTGCGGACGGTGCTAAAGTTGGTGGCGTAATGTTCCATAAGAGTGCTATCGGCGTTGTCCAGATGGCAGGTATCACAACCGAAACTACCCGTGATGTTCGTAGACAAAGCGACTTCCTTGTGAGCAAGATGCTCATGGGTGGTGGTGCTCTTCGTCCATACGCTGCATACAGAATCGGTAAGAACTGATGATAGATCGGGGGGGATGAAATACTCCCCCCTGAATTCATCCAAACCAAACTAATATAACAAAGGAAAACAAATCATGGCAATTAAGCAAAACGCTCCATTCACTCCAAATCCACTGACAACTGTTACAGAACCAAATCTTGTTACAGTTGATCGCAGTGGTAAAGTTGCAGATAAAATCGGCAATCTTGCAGTCACCCAAGGTGTGTCATTCACCCACACACTACCAGATGCTACTAACTTTCCACAAGTTTATGTCCTTTCAGGACAGAGAGCAACTGCTTCAAAGTGCAATCTTGCACTACTTAGTGTTCTAGGTGCAAGTCAACTTGTTCTTACTAACATTCAGTTGACTAATACAACTTCAACCACAGCAGATACTCTTGTTCCATCTCTTTCATCTGGTGTTCTCACCATTACAAATCAGGGAACAAATAATTCTACTGAAACTGTAGATGTATACCTACACAGACTCTTCTGATATAGGAATCTGAAGTAATCCCGAACCCATCACGATAACCCGTGGTGGGTTCTTTTTCGTTTACAAACAAGGAGAACAATATGGGTGCATTAAGTAAACTAGCAGCAGTCAATCGTATGCTTGTTGCCGCAGGAGAGTTCCCCGTGAGTTCTCTTACGGTGAGTGGATCTAATGATGTTACCATTGCTATACAGATGCTTGATGAAGCAACAACAATGGTACAGATGCAGGGAACAAATACAAATACAATTCATACTACCTTAACTCCAGATGTCAGTGGAAAGATATATGTCGCTGACAATGTTATTCGTGTTGATACAGAGGGTGAAAGTAGAAACAGAAACATTGCCACACAAGGTAGAACCCCAACATATCTCGTTGATCTAGATAATGAAGGTACTGATGTCTTTGATGCAGATACCTCATTAAAGGTAAAGATGATTGTAAATCTAGACTTTGAGGATCTAGAAACAGCAGATCAGTTCTATGCCACGGATCTTGCAGCAAGACGATACCAATTCCTTACTGTAGGTGACAAAGCAACTGATACTATACTGAATGAACAATTCCAAGTCTCTCGCATCTACGCAAGAGCAAAAGATATTCGTGCCAGAGATGCCAACTTTGCTGACAATACCAAGTCATATTGGGGTGAGATTGGTTCTCGTAGATGGTATGGTCCTTATTGATAGGAGAAATAAATGGCACTAATTAGAACAATTGTACCTGATCTTGTTGGCGGTGTTACCCGTCAACCTGATGTAAGTAGATTTCCAAATCAATTCCAAGAGTGCGATAACACATTTCTTCATTTCTCTGTAGGATTGGAGAAGCGCAGGGGTTCTGACTTTGTTGCAAATCTTACCAATATTAGTGGTGATCTATTCTTTCATTGGGTAGAGAGAAGTGCTAGTCAAAGATATTTCTTCGTAATCAAGAACGATGCTACCACTCCTCTCACCATATACAAGGTAGATGGTACGCCATGTACAATCACCTACAATAACTCTCCAGCAGGAACAGCAACAGCATTGAAGAACTATCTTGCTACTGCTCCTGCCAATCTCCGTGCTGTATCTTTTGATGATACAACTATAATAGTTAATACCACTGTAGTAGTCACTACAGTGTCAACATCAATCTCTTATTTGTTCCCTGCAAGCACAGGAACTCCAGTAGAGAATTCTGGAAACGCACACAACAAACAAAGTTGGGAAGAATTTAATCTTCCTCCAACCGTTAATTCTGAATATTGGTATGCAAAAGATGACGCTCTTGGACATCCTTCTGGATGGTATGAAGCAATATCAATAGGTCAACAACCTTGGTATCAGAGAATTCGTACACCAATGGCGGATTCTACCTTTACAAATTCAACAATGCCGATACGCATTGTTCAGACAGCAGACACAGCATTTGAAGTAAAGTATTGCGATTGGAAACCAAGATACAGCGGTGATGGACTTACAAACCCACCACCTTCCTTTGTAGGAAAGACCATTACAGATATTGCACTACACCGCAATCGTCTATGGATTGCCGCAGGAGAGAATGTAGTTGGTTCACAAGCAGGAGATTATTTCAATTTCTGGTTGTATTCCTATGTCAATATCATTGATTCAGATCCAATAGATGTACAGTTGGGATCTGCACAGGTATCCAAGATCAATTACATCCAACCATATAATAAAGCATTGGTTGTATTTACTAATGGCAATCAGCAGTTTGAGGTTCGTGCCAGAGAAGCACTGACTCCAACTACAGTATCAATTGTTCCATCAACAGCATATACATCACCAGATCTTGCAAGACCAATCATAGTTGGATCACAACTTTATTGGATTGCCAACAAAGGTGCTTATTCACAAGTATACGAATACATCTCTGACGATGCTGCTGCTCAATCAACAGCAACAGATGTCACAGCACATATAGATTCCTATATTGATAAAGACATAAAGTACATGACGGCATCTTCATCTGGAGATATACTTGCATTGACCAAAGGAACTGAAAGCACTGCTTTATATGTTCTATTCATGTATTGGCAAGGAGACAGAAAGATACAGAACTCTTGGTGTAAGTTTACATTTGCCGATGATGGCAACCTACTTACAGCAAAGATATTCGGAGACAGCATCTATACCATCCATAGAGCAGACGGTGTATTGAGAATAAATAAGGTAAACACAAGAATCATTGATGGATTTCCTTCATACGATCCACGAATAGATTCCAAGAGGAAAGTAACTGGCACATGGACAAAGGGACTTGGTACAACCGAATGGTCAACTCCTCTTAATCAACAGATAGATGCGATATACCTTGGTTCGGAATGGACAACTCAAGAAGGTGTATGGATAGTTCCAAATAGCGTTACAAACGATGGTGCTGGCAATAGCGTCATTGTTGCTGATGGAGATTGGTCTGCACATGATGTATACCTTGGATGTAATTTCCTTACCAATGTAGAGATATCAAGACAATATGTTCGTGATAACAATCAGGTTCCTCTTGTTGGCACATGCCAGTTGAGGAATGCTTCTGTATATCACAGGAATACAGGATACTTTGAATTCCACATTGATCCAGACACAACTCCAGCAAGTACAAGAATCCTTACTTACACAGGAAAGACCATTGGAAGCAGTTTCATTGCTTCGCAGAATTCCCTTTCAACAAATGAAGTAGATACTTTCAAGATAATGGGATCTTCCAATGGAGTTACATTAAGCATTAAAAGTGAACATCCCGCTCCTATGAATATTACTGGTATTGAGTTTGCCACAAACTTCATAGAGAAGAAGACATCACCCGCAGATAGATGAGAATAACATGAACAAATATATCCATAAAGGAGGTAGAATATGGGAGCAGAAATAGGAGTTGCTATCCTCCTTACCGCAGCATCAACCGCAGTAAGTCTTGGTGCTGCTGCACAAGCAAATAGACAGCAAGCAGCAATGGCGGAATATCAGAATCGTCAGAAAGAACTTGCTTATAGAAAGTCCGTAGCATTCAATCGTGCAGCAGGAGAAATCAAGGCAATTGAACAACGCAGAACTTTACAACTTAAATATGATCTTATGAAAGGTGCTTCTCTAGCGCAAGGTGCTGAAAGAGGAACATTAGAATCCCGTGTACAGGATCAGACTCTAAATGCTCTTGGATACAATGTGGCAAGAGAATCAGCAAAGATTACTATGGAGCAGGAACTAGCAGATCTAGGTTTCCAAATCAATGCTCAACCACAATGGTCTGTAGCAGGAAGTCAGAATCTATTGCTTGCTGGTATACAGGGTGGTCTACAGGGGTTGCAATTAGGTATGAGTGTTGCTGGTGGTATGAATGATCTCAATACAGCGCAAGCAGCACAAAACGCAGGACAACAGAGTTCAGTGTATACAGGATTTGGTTCACCCAACTGGAACCCAGGAACCCCAGCAACCCCAGGAACCTCATAAGGAGATATAAATGCCTAGAAACTATTCCCCATATACAGCATCAGGTGATCCTACAAATCCCCTTTCACTGCTATCACAAACAATTGAAATACCACAAGTAAACTATACTGCACAGACAGCAGTGGCAGAACCAGAGAATCAGTTTGAAACTCTACAGAAGATTCTTGGTCTTGCTGCTGGTGCTGCCACATCCGTAATGGGATATAAAGAGAACAAGATAAAGAATGAAATGGCATTGAATGCTGCTATTGAAAGATCACAGGCAAAGCAGGAAGCAGCAATAGAGGAAGCAGAACGCAAAGAAGAGAGAGCGCAGTATAAAGCAGAGCGTGAACAGAACAAGTTGGAAGCAGCAGAGAAAGAAGCACAGAGCAATATCCTGAATTCATTTGATGCTAGAATTACATCTGCTTTGCTCCGTGAAGACTTTGCTGAAGCAGAGAGATTGGGTACAGAGTTTGAAGGAATGTACTCTGTCGAAAAGAATCCCTTCATGGCAAATAAAGCACAGGATCAGAAACTACGCATCAAGACTGCTAAAACCGCATTTGATGCCAATGCTGATCGTGAGACAGCACAGTTGTCAGCAGCAACTCAAGGTGCTGTTCTTTCCGATTCTCTCGGTGGTCTTGAGAGATTGCAGGGTCAGTTCAATGGTCTTGATAGCAGAGATAAAGTCATGCAGATGTTTGTTGATACACCAGACGATCAACTCCATGTTGCATTGAACAACTATCTTTTGAGCAATCCTGTTGTTCCTTCGGCAAAACTTAATCTACTTTCAGATGAAGACAGGGTTGAACTCAACACTACCCTGCTTCGCAGCACTGATGCATTGAGAACAAGCATTATTCGTGAGAGAAACAATCGTCGTACATACGAAAGAATTCAATTAAGAAACCAAGCAGCAGTCACTCTTGCCACCCAAGTAGGTGCAAATCCAAGAGATACAGCAAATACCTTGACTCAATTGTTTGCTGAATACGATAATATTCAGAACGATAAGGATGCTGGTTTCATTAATACCACACAGCAAAACAATCTTGAAAGAAACCTAACAATTGCAATTGGCAACAATGCTGGCAAAGCAGCACCCGTGGTTGGTGCTATCACAATGGCAAGACTTATTGAAGGTGGAGTACAAGCAGGGGATATTCCCATTGCTAGAGGACAAGCAGTAGTCAAAGTTCTTATGAAAAGAGCAGAGATGGAAATGCAGTCAACTATTTCTTCCATGAGGGATGAAGCACGAAGACAACCAAATGTCAACGATCAGACTGCTCTCTACGAAATGTCTCCCTCTGGAAATCCTGCAATTGAACTTGGCGATAGATTAGGTGTTTATGAGGTTGGTCCAGATGGTGAAAGACGAGTAGCACCCTATATGGATGGCATTGCACAGCAACTCGACACGCTTTCAAAGGAATGGGCAAGACAAGAAGCAGCATTCACAAAGTCAAAGGGAGTGGCAGGAAATGTCGCAACCATTGACAATACATTCATGGTAGACGCAGATGTAAGACAGATTGATGCTGCTATTGCAAATCAGGATCTAGGACTTACAAACGAGGATAGATCCATTGCCATGACCAATCTTGCTGTAAGAGAATTCAATGGTTCTCTTGCTTTTAGAAACGATCCTGTCTCTGCTGAAAGACACATCATCCCACTCAAGAGAGTGGTTGATAAGGAAACAAAGCAGATTGAGAGTGAGACTCCAAATGCTCCAATTATAAAAGTAACTGTTAAGGGTGGAAGGCAATTCTCTGTTCCAGAATTTGTGGCACAAGATCCTGCTTTTCAAGACTTTGTTGCTGCTGTTGGAGATCCTAATGCTATGTCACAAGCACTTATGTCTTATTACGCAGATCGTCTATCACAGGGTGGTAATCAAGGAGACAGAGCAATATGGTTGTATGGTATGAAAGTACATCTAGAAACCACTATGACAGATTCCCAAATGAGAACTGCGGAGAATCCTACCCTTGCTAGAACCTACAGTCAGGGTGAACTGTTGGATGTAGCAACCACGGCATCTACAAATCTCTTCAAGCGTTCAGATAAGATGGATGTTATACAAAGAGATATTGAAGAAGAGTATGTCGGTAGACTTGTTGCTGCTTCTCAAAGCGTACCTCTGGATTGGGTCAAGCATATCTCAAAGAATTATTTCGCAGCAGGAGCATCAGAAGACTCCTTGAAGAAGGGATATAAACTCATCCTAGACAGCAGAGGAACGGTCATAGATCAGAACGGGGTACAGGTTAACTACGCTTCTGTGGGAACTGTAGCGTCTGAAATCGCAATGCAGCAGGAAGATCCTGTCATGTACGAAACCCTAGTCATTGCAGAAGGACTTGCGATTGGAACCAATAAAGATCCATCCGAATTCCTACAGCAAGCACACACCATTGCGGTACAGAGAAATGCTCAATTGGAAGCAACCAAGGGTATAATGAAAACTCAAGGAGAATTGGTTCCACAACCAGCAATTAACTTTCAAACTGGATTGCCTATGCGTGATTCAGGAACTCTATACGGTAAGAGACTTGAAGGACTCCGTGCTGCATTCAAAGAAACATTCAATAAGGATATTCCAAGACAACCATTTGATGTCTCTGGTATTGATAACGATCCATATTTCTCACTTGATGTAGAAGACTACAACAGAATGAATGCTGTATTCCAAGGATTCAAGGCAAAGGGATATGGTGACGATGTTGCGATCAAAGCAGCAGTCTCCACCATGAAGAGAATGGGATATTCGGTTGTCACCAATGAGGAACAAGCAGGTGCTACCGTTGGACTTATCTTTGATCCTTATGCTGTGAATCCACCTGATGATGTAAGGAATACCGTAGCATTCAAATCTTGGGTAGAGAAGAAGATTAATGAAAGACAAACAGTAAAGAAAAGCATCAACCTTGGTGATGGTAGAAGCAGAGGTGGTGCGGTAATTAAGTATCTCACAACTGCTGATCTTACAACTCCAGACTCCAAAGTTCCATTTGTTCTAATCTATCCTAATGGAGAGAGATTTGAATATACTGGACAGAATGGAATCAGTTACAGAGATTATTTGGAAGATATGAGAACACAAGAATTAGAAGCGGAAGCGAATAGAATCAATCCAGCATTTTAAGGATAACATATGGATCAAGAACAACTCAAACTAGCACCTAGTAAAATCAATGTTACCCGTCCTCAAGCAGCAGTCAAACCCCCCGTGATTGCTGAAGAAGAGGAACCACAGAAGTTGACTCCAGATGTTCAACCAACAAGAGTACCTATTTGGAGAGATGCTAGAGGAAATCTATCCTATGACATGCCAGACAACTATAACTGGTTCTCTTCATTTGCTGACCGTAGACTCTACGCACAGACAGGTGGTGGAGCAGGATATTGGTTGGGTGGAAGAACTCCTACTCGTATGTTCTATGAATGGTCTATTGGAGACTTTCAGGGATCAGAGAAGGATGAGAAATGGATGGCACAAACCTCTGATGACAAGTTTGTTTCCAGTTGGACCGCTACCCTTCGCAGTCAAATAGGAGTATCTGAAGAGATATTGAAAGCAGACTACGGGGATACTGTTATTGAGGATGCTGTTCGTAGTTCAGTGAGTTCAAATAATCTTGGTGCGAAGATAGCATTCATGCTTGACTCTTCTGAATCCAAGAGAAGAATTGAAGAATATGATGCCACTACTTCTTGGGGTGGATACATTGGAACCAAGACTCTATCTGCTGTAGGCAACTACATGGCAGTAGATCCCATCACAACTGGAACAACCATTGCTTCATTGGGAACGGGAACCCTGCTTCCTGCTGCTGCTCGTAGCACCTTCATCGCTTCTAGACTTCCTTGGTTGTCTACTCCACTCAATACAGCAAAGACATGGTGGACTGCACACGCAACAGGATTGGCAAGAGCAAACTTTGGATTCAATACCATTGATGGTGCTCTATCAGGATATGCTTTTGCAGCAGGATACAATCAGGATCAAAGCATTCTCCGTGGTACTAATGCAGTATTAGATACCAATTATTTGGATGATATTGCTCTCGGTGGTGCTATTGGTCTTGCTGGTGGATGGATGGGATACTGGATGAATATGAGGCAGATCAGTCGTAACGCTGCCATTGAATCCCTTGCTCAATCTATGGGAACCGTTCCACATGAGTTTGCAGTGGATTATGCTACAAGATATGTACTTCAGCATGGTGAACTTGTTCGTGCTGTTCGTCGCATTGGCGCAGATCCTACTTCTGATATTGTTAGAAAGATTCAAGATCCACAGTTCCTACGCAACGCAGGATTCCGTTCTCCTGAAGAAGTCGGTGTATTGAGAACTCTAGTGGAAAGTGGCAAACCAACAGTAAAAGAACTTGCTGATATTATTGATTCTAAACTTATCAATGAGACAAATGATACTGTTGATTTCTATAACTTTGTTCGTGATGCATTTCAAGAAATTCGCAAGAAGGTAGGAAACAGAATTGCAACAAAGACTCCAGAAGGAAGAGTTATATTTGACTTTGAAAGCAATAAAGCAGATATCCTAGACATGTTGAGAAAAGGAAATAATGCTGATGTTGGAACTAATGGTCGATTGAAGACTCTTGGGTACAGTGATGATGATGTCAAGTATCTTTATGAATTTGTTGAATCACGCAGTGGATTAACTGAAATTGATTTCCATGAATGGGTGTGGTCAAGAACTACTGATAATCGAGGACTCAAGCAAGATATTGATATAATGCTTAAGTTTGCAAGAAATGTAGAAGCAGACGAACTTAAGGTAATTCAAAAGCATTTCCCTTCAGCAGTACCAGAACCAAATGAAACTGGTATTCGCTTTCTATCAGAGCGTCATGGAGCAGGAAGAACTGTAGAAGGTGTATTGACAGAAATCTCTACAGGTCAAAAGAGATCATT